TTGTGTATTTATCGTGGAATAAAGCTATATCTTTTATTTTATTACAAATTTTACATTTCTTCATCTTGCTCTTTCTCTCGGATACACTTTATACAAATAGCGTATCCTTCTGGAGTTATCCAGGTTGCATTCTCATCATCATAACACTCTATACATTCCATTATAAATCCTTTCTTATATTTAAAACTATCTTTCTATCATAAGGAGATAGAATGTCATACCATTCAATACAGCAATCGTCTAAATGTATATCACTAAATTTATCTACTGTTCCATCGTCATTTAGTGCATATGTCATACCATTAGATGATATTGCACAGCCTACACTTTTAAGTTTTTTCATTTTATTTACCTTTCATTATTATTTTTTTAAAAATTATTACCACAATTATAATAAAGCAGATTGTTGCGACATCTATAAAGTGGTTACCACTATCTGATGTAATTGAACCCATAGGTGTGGTTATAGTTATTTCTCTGT